GATGCAGAGCTATCCTCCAGCTTTAAAGCTGCTGACTGATCATTAGTTGTAGTTCCAGATGCGACTTGATCTTGAACTGCAACCTCAACGTATTTTTGCATTGAACTGTACATTAGGCTATATCTATGTTGCTCACTGCTGAGCTTGGGATGTAGTCGTATGCAACTGCTGTCCAGCCTGTCGCAAGGGCTTGTAGGATTGCAGTTTGAACTTCATCTCTCATTGCTACACTACTTGCACCAATTGCTGCGTGAGTGATAGTAACAACTTTACCAGAGCCATAAGCTAAAGTAACAGTAGCAGTAGAAGCTTGTTCTACTAACTTAACATCCGTCACAGCAACAATTTGTTTTTGTTCGCCTGTAACTGGAATTTTTAAAAATTTTTCCATAATAAATAATAAAATTAAAGATTTTGTGAGATTATTCTCGATACAAAGATAATACTATTTTGATTCTTTATTTAAGTACTTTTTTAACAATTTAAAAGTTTCAATTCCTTCATCAGATTGCATATATGACGCAACAATATAAGAGTACTCTTCACCAAATGGCACAGTTAATAATTTCTTTTTGTTTTTAGGCAAATTAAAATAAACATCTCTATTTTGGTTTCTTAATGATAATAGTTGTGAGTCAAAAAGTTGATAAACTGTATCTTGTAAATCAAGCATTGGATCATTAAGTATGTCCATAAAATCTTGAGGTTCGTGTTTAGCGTAAAGCAAAATGTCTCTTTTTAATTCAGGAATAGTCATCCTGTCAACATTGCCACCTATTAAAACTCTACTAACCATAATTAATCTTTCAGTAGATAGTTGTTTTGCTGCAATTTGAGCATCCAACTCTCTTTCTACTCTTTCTAAGTCTTGACTTGCGTCTACTTCTTTATTCACCTCTTCAAACACTTGACCGTTTTGAGGATGATAATGTAAGAATTTTTGTAATACTTGGTTTTCTTTTTGAACGACAAGCATTCCTTCTTCAAAAACAACTGGCTCTAAAATAGCGTTGCCATCTTGTTCATCTTCAAAAGGAGATTTCTGATTTCTTGCGTAACGTAAAGGTTTGTTGATTCCGTTTTCTTCGTCAAAATGTAGTAGGGGAGATCGCTTCGAATGTCTTGAAGCTAACATATAAGATAAAGGTTTTCTGTTGTTTTTTAATCTATATGTCTTAACTGTATATTTTTCTTTTTTCATTTTATTATATTTTAATTTAATTAAATTTTAAAAAAAGGGAGGAGAATTAACCCCTCCCTAATTATTGTTTACTTCTTATTGTTGAAATAAGAAGAAGTTGTTTGCACCTAAAGTACATACT